CGGACGTCGTTGAGCCTGAGTGTGACGTGGTGGTATATGAAGAGCCGCTGTGTGTAGTATAACCGGGGGCTGTCTCAGTTGAACCTCCAGAGCCAGATGTCATTGACCCGGTTGTGGATGTGGAGGTATAACCACCAGAACCAGTCAAGGTTGATATGGCGCCAGAAAGAGTAAGGCTTCCGGTTATTGTTATCGACGAAGCTGAAATTACCAAGGGTGAGCCGCCAACAAGAGTTGTCGCTGTCAATGTGGTGAATTTACCAGCAACAGCTGAGTTAGCACCAATAATAGTGCCATCGATTGCACCACCGTTAAGATCGATAGTGGTGACTGTGCCGAGATCGGCGACAGTGCGACCAACGTTTGTCCAATTAGTATTCATCTTAGCAATTGCTAGGCCGCCATCATTAGTAAGACCATAGGCACCCATTCGCAAAGAACTTCCGGTAATGCCGCTGGACGCACTAAGATGCGAGCCGGTCAAAGATATAGCTGTGATGCCTTTTTGGGCATCATAGATAACCGCCTTAGAAGCAACCGCACTTCCGGCGCCAGATCCATCAACCAAGTTGAGTTCTGCTGCGGTTGAGGTGACAAGCGTCCCGGCTAGTTTAAGGCCAAGATTGCTAGCATTGTGCTGTGGGACATTAACATTACCTTGCTTGTCGACGGCAAATGTGTTAACAACGGCGGCGCCTTCGACTCTATCTCCCTTGACACTCAAGATTCGCCCTGCTATGTCCACAGAGCCGCTAAGCATCGAATCACCCTTTTGAAATTTATATGACATATTTAAAAGTCCTTCTCATTGTTATATAATCCACCATTGTGTAAAATCATAAGCCACCAGAGTAACGGCAGATCCAGTTGATTCAAGATAAATAGAACTTGCAGAACCGCCCCCTTCAATACCATCTGCTGCCGGTGTCGTGAGTGTAATATTAGCTTGTGAGGCAGAAAGTTTAACATGAAGTACTTTACCCGGAACGGCTGAGGGCAGTATATATATTGCGCCGCCTACACCGGTGGTAGAACCCGATTTAATCAACGCAAAGTTGACCGATGCCGATATGGTTGTGCCATATGGTGCGGCACCATAAGTCTCGACAGCCATTTCTTCGCGAGCGACGTGCGCAACGGAGGCGCCGCGGACGTCCGGCCTGGCGTTAATGAGGACATTGCCAGATAATATATTGTATGCCATTTAGGAAAGCCTCCAAATATAATTAGAATACATACCAATTAGTACCATTTGAATATAAACTAATTGCCGGGTGAGAGCCCGACATAGAGAAAGATGAAGAATTGTCAATCTTAAATCCGGATGCTGAGCCAGTAACAAAAATGCTGCCGGTACCACGATTTGGCATCTCATCCTTGATGACAAGCATACGGCCGGAGTTTGACCCTGAAGGTTTTGGCAGCTTCACTGTGGGTGTATTTGCTTTGATAATTCCCAAAATATAGTCGGCTGATTGAACTATGTATGTAGCGTCATTAACCTGCTTATAACCAGCTCCAAATCCTCGCACTCGTACCGATTCGTCGTGCGCTGAAGCACTCAAAATATAGTTAGCTGCGGTATATCCTACTTTGCCAAGCGTAAGGCTGCCCGTTCGGATATGAACGTCGTCGTTACTATTCCCAAAATTAGTTGAACCAGTGGCGCCAATCTGTGTGATGTCCTCTATGTGGTAACTGCTGGCTGATATCGCACCCGTCACAATAAGTGTACCAGTGAGATACAAGGTGTGTCCGCTGCGGCCGGGTGTACCACCAGTCGTAGAGCCTGTATAGTATGTTAGATAGGCAGAGCCTGTGGTGGCACCGCCTGATTCTGTAACAAACTGAATAGAATGCGCAGGTCCAGACGAACCGGAGCCTGGCTGATTCTCATCACAATCTATATATGCCCAGCCAAAATTAGCCATAGATCAACAGGTCTCCTTAAAAGGTACTGCATGCAGCAAAAACATTAACTTCGGCTGGTGTTCCGTTAACGAAAGCAACTTTGTCTATTCCCGCTATATCATAACGCCGATACTCTCTATCAGACGGCACCTGTGCTGCGGGGGCTCGACCGGCGACATTCGCAATGTCAATCGAAGCATCAGCATTTGCGGTATTCTGACCTAGGCCGCCGGCTTCGGATTCGGGCAATGCAAACCATCGATGAAATGCGTGGCAGTATCCAAAAATAGTCACCACACCGGGATCGTCCGAAGTGGTGGCGTCCTCTACTAGAACATGCAAATATCTTTGATTTTCTGTATTATAGCCAGCGGCACCGGCCGCCGCTGTGATGCCGAGCAGGGGGTTGGTGTTGTTGAAGACCTCAACTGGGGCGCCCTGGGTGATAGCGAGATTCTTTGGGCTTCTTGTACGGCCCCAAGTGTTATATTTAAAATTCTCTTGTGCCATTAAAATTCTCCTAGTTTAAATATGTTCATTATAAATAGTCATCTCTTTTTTCTATTTCGCCTTTCTTCTGCTCTTAGTTCTTTCTGCTGTTCTTTACGCCGAAGTCTTTGAGCTTTTGCTATTTTTTCGCGCTTAAGAATCGAAGGCTTTTTATAATATCGGAGATCCCTTATCTTTTCTATTATACGTGCTTTTTTTGTTTTTTTAATAAATCTTTTTATCATGCGTTCGTGATTTTTCTTACACTCTTTTGCTGAAACTGATACATTAACGGGCTTTTTTGCCATTTTCTACCTCTATTCTACTTGATTGCTTGCCAAATTTGCGATGCGCCTCCGACAAGAGAGCTAATATCTACACCCGCATCACGAGGGCTACCAAGATCCACCGATCCGAGTTTTGGTTCCGAGGGAGCAGCCATCGGTTCGGTGTTTTCAAAAAGATTTACACCATTATATGCGTCTTTTCCGACTGAATCCATTAACTTTTTTCTATGACTCTTCAGCTTCTGCCGTGACTCTTGTGATTGTTCTCTCATTTGAAGCTGCTCTTCTACTAATCTATTGTTTGGCGCCTTTGGTGATTTATTTTCTACGATCGTTCCCTGTTGCACACCTTTGACAACTTCAGACACCACATTAGATAGAAGTCCTTCTTCTAAAAGAACTTCATGAATGCACTCTTTAACGAGTGGCTTGATTAATTGTTTTAGATCTGATTTTTTCATATTACTCTCTTGTTAATTCCAACTAGCACTTGCCAGCGATCAAAGGTTTCTGTAAATACCTCTTCTTCCATGGTCACTCCGCTGCTAGCATCCTTCATAGTGCCCGGGCCAAAGCCAAATTTGCTCGTGCGTTGCTGCATCTCTTTGGACTTGGGGTTGGGCTCCATTTCCTGTCCCTGCAGTGAAACGCACTTCTTCGGGCCGCTTTGGAAGTCATAGCCGGGATTGCAAGGCGGCGGTGGGGGACCCACCGGTCCAGCTTCTGGGGCATCGGTAGGATCGCGGGGGGGATCCGGGTACAATTCCTCCGATCCTTCCGGGGCTGCTGCAGCTTCCGGCTCGTCAAGGGTGCCGTGGACTTCGACAGGAATGGGCCCAGATCCGACAGATCTGAGCGCGGCGCCGGATTCGCGATCGAGGCGGAGTTTATACATGCGAAGCAGGTTTGCTATAGCTCCACGGGCGGCCTCTTTTTGCGCAGGGTCAGCGATCTGCGCTAGCGCTGCCAATGTGTTATCGAGAGAGATTGTTTGTTTCGAGGCCTCTTCAAGCACGTTAAATCCGGCTGCAGTTAAATCTGCCCGGAGACCTTTGAGAATACGACTCATGTCTTTTCCTTGAATGCCAGCTTTGGATAGTAGAGATTGAATACCTTTGCCGCCTTTGCCGCGGAAAATCATGATATTGCGCTTTTCTTCTTCTGCCTCTGGTTCGGGCTCTGGTTCAGATTGTGGGGCTGTCGCAGCAGCAGCGGTTGCAAATTTAATTGTGTTCATTTTTGCCCATTGGTTTAATGCCTTCAAAAGTTGCTTGGTTTGGGCAGCTTCGAGACCAAGAGTTTGTATGAAACCCATTAGTTCTTGAGTGCTCTCGGCACTAAAAACTCTATCTTGTTCTGATTGAGATCCTCCTAATGTTACAGCTTCTAACATTATGCCTTCATCATCAACCAGCTCTGCCATTTTGTCCATTAAGGCTGTCTTTTGTTGGGAGCTTAAAAATCTTATTGATTGTAATATATTTTCTAATTTTCCCTGCGCATATGCATTCCCATCTTGGGGTTTTGCTCGGGAGTATTCTTCTCCGGCTTCCGCTGCTTGTCTTTCAGCTTCCTTTTCCCACTTTGCTTTTCCAAAGCCAAAAAGCTCTTCTACTTTTTCTGGCTCTTCGTTAACATGTTGTCTCCAAGATTCCATTAAAAGCCTGTCTTTTTCAAAACTGGACCACTTATTCATCATCTAAGACCTCATTAAGGAGGCGGTTTATTTTATCAGCTTTTGTAAAAATATTGGGGCTATTTAAGTCTTTGGCTTCCTTCACCATGAAGGCGCCAGGGGTAGAAGGCTCTGAAACCATATCGAAACAAATCAATTGAAAATCATCTTCAACAATAGTGCTCCCTTGATTTTCGCTGACGGAGCCCATTCCGCGAGAAGAAATTCCAACATTAACATTGGCTTTAACTAATTCTTGAAGGACTTGTCCTGAAGGTGTATTAAGAACTTGGATCTTACCTTTAACATCTTTTCCTTCCATCCATATGGCAGTCACCATATGAGAGGCTTTCGTAAGGTTGATGACCGAATCCTCCGGGTGATCTAACTCGCCGAGGGCACGACGTTCTTTTACTAACTTGGAATAGTTGCTTACTTCTCTCGTTAAAACTTCCATTGGATAAATGCGGCCGTTTCCGTTCTGGGTATCTGCTTTCTGCATAATCCCAGACAAAATCATTCCGCCGCCGGCGACAAATCTCTTTTCGTCTTCTGTTAAAAGATCTTGACAAACGCCGCCTTCACAAAGTTCATAATATTCTCGTAAAAGTACTTTACCCATAGTCAACTACCTTTGCAGCAATGACGAACCGGTTGCAGCATCCACTTATTAATCCAAACGTTTATATACATGTTTTATTCCTTCATCTCCAAAAATCATATTTAATACGTATGACGTTCCTGACGATACCCCCCCTAAAAGGAAGAAATTCACAACGCTTACGTCATAGCTAAATAGTTCCGTATAGGGAGAAAGTAGCATTAAAACCCAGCCGACATGAAAACCCATACACATCGGGCATTCAAGCAGTTGTCGAAACATTCCGCTTTTCGGCCTAAAGCGATTAAATATCTTGCCATAAACAAGTATTTGTGTAAGGCCATATGCTGCCAAAACAAAATATAATAATTCCATCAACGCCTCTATATCGTATATAAGTAACTTAGTGAATATGGATCTCTAATAAACCCTGTTCGAATCGAACCCTGTTCAGTACTTTGTGGAACCTCTCCCAACTCAGTGGAATCAGCTTTATCGGGATGAATAAGCTCGTCATCAGCCATTGAGATAATCGCCTCAGTATTCTCAAAGTATGGGCGCTCTTCATCAATAAATTTTGAAATATTGATAAGAGCCATTTTGGGGGGGCTGATACCTTCTGATACTGGGGTCTCCAACATTGCTTCCACAGATCCTCCAAACGCGCCTGCTTGAATCGATTCTGGGATGATTATACCTTTCTTCTTTAGGAAGGCAAACAGGCGGTTTTGTGCACCATAAACCAAATCACTCATTGTTTCTTTTGGAAAAGCAATTACTTTGTTTTTTGCCGGCGAAAGCACGATATCAATGTCGCCGTGATCAAAAACCATAAGATCGCCGGCTATGCTTTTTCTTAGTTGTAATTCTAGGGTAACTGTTTTTTCAGCCGGTGGTGCACCAACTTTAATTACTATTGCCATTCTCGTAAATTTCCTTTACTAGTTGTTGTGTCTTGATGACTGTTGCGACGATCTTTTCGTTGATTGGCTTTGTAGAAAAGGAACTCAATCTTTCTATAAGCTTGTCTGTTTTTTCGAACATTTCAGAGTCATTTTTAATTTCATCTCTCGTCTTTGCTTCTTGGAGTTTTTCTTTTAATCGATTAATTTCTTCATTAAGAAATACTTTTAATCCTAAAGCATTATCAGCAAACGACGAAATGTAACAACTTAAGAGTTGCTTTTGTTCTTGTAATAATTCGTTTTCATATTTTTTATTAAATTTATCAACGAACACCTCATAAACAAGTTTATCATCCGGGACCGGGGGAGGCTCCAGAAGAGGCTCGGTCATATGTTGTATAATTTGATTTTCTAAAATCACAGAATTTCTGGGAGTTTGTTTGTGTGAAAATATTTGAGCAATTGATGCCAGTGTTTTGTAGTTTGGAACAAAATTATCAAACACGCTTGGTGAAATGGTTTTATTGATATCGTTTATTAAACCAGTTTGCTGTTTAAAAAGGCCGTCGGAGTCAATTAGTCTGCTTGCTATTCTAGCTTCTGTAACAATTTTCTGTGCTATATCTTGTGGTAGGCTGTGACTCTTGTATAACGACTGATAGCATCCTAAATCTGTTTTGAGCAAGCTATTACTGTTAAAGTGCTTTTTGATCGTCCCTATTACTGTTTTTCTTTTTTCTGCGTCTCCTCGCATCGCCGCCACGGTTGCCTCTCTAATAAGCGCTTCATATATAAACGCTGTATTTCTCTTTTTGTTGTGTTTAATTTTCATCTTTTTGCTCCGTTTTGGTTTCTTTTTCTTTCGCTTCCAGTTCGCTGATTAAATTACGAACAGATTTGTTTATATGAAACAGCTTGTCTTCTTCTATTCCTTCCCTCAAACTATAAATAGACTCTTCGCTCCCATAAACACCTTCCGCGATTCCGTTTGCTAATCCGTTTATTTTAGCGAGATTCGAAAGGGCCTCGTGGCCAGGCAGTTTTTGTCTGGGGGGGGTGCGCCCAAGTTCACTAGCAGCTGATGATAAGCTAACTTTGCGGCGGCCTACATTGTGATCGTTAGAGGCGGCTTTCTTGGGGTAATACCGTTTTCCCTTGTCGCCCTTTGTGCGGTGAGGGTTTTCTTCGTGACGGGGAGATGGGCGGGATCCCGGGGGAGTTGCCAAAAGCGCAGACTCTTCCCCACCACCTTCTTCTGGGGCCGGCTCTTCCATGCCTGCTGCGCCGGCGGGCATTTCTTCTGGGCCTCCCAGTTCTCCACCCATTGGGGCGCCAAGATCTCCTCCGAGATCCCCTCCAAGGGGCCCCCCGGTCTCTGCCGCGGCTGCGGCCTCTGCAACTTGTTGCAAGGAAGCATCCTGTTTGCGATCAAAATACATCTCTCGTTGATTGCGAATGAATTCTTCATGAGACATCCCAAAGACATGCTCAGTAACCCAGCGGCGCGAGAAGTATCCTTCCGTGGCCGAAGCTGCGATATCGAATTTGCTCTTCCAGTACTCAAGTTCTTGAAGCTCTGCAATCTTCGATGGGTTATTAAGAGATAGTTCGAAGGCCAACAAATCATCGCCTCTAAAACCAAGAGTATATAAGTGAATGATGCCAACCTTTGTAAGTTCAGCAATGATAACTCTCTGAAGCCTTTGGATGGTTCTTGCAAAACGAATATCTTTTTGGGCGAGAGTTGTTTTGTCTTCTGCTGCTTCTTCTCCCATAGAGAGATATGCTTGTGGAACCTTTAGCGCAGAAAACAGTTTATCTCGAAGATACTTAACATCGTCAATAGCGGTAATGTTTTGGCCACCGGCTAAGTTTTGAATGTCGGTAACGGAACCAGCGCGCACGGGAATGAAGTAGTCCTCTTCGATTGACATAGGGTTATATCGTAAATCAACGCGGCCAGTATCAGGATCAACTACTTGGTGACGCTTAAGCTGAGTAACAATCTTTTGCATATATTGCTCCACGTCCTGCGGTGGAATGGCGCCCACATCAATCTTAAATACTCGGCGCTCGGAAGAACGAACGACACGATAAGCCATCATGGCGTCTTCCATAAGTGTAAGCTGGCGCCAAATGCGGCGTGCGGGTTCAAGAACGGAGGTTCCATAGGGCATGTATTTGTCATTGCCCAAAATACGAAAATGGGCGATCTGCCAGTTTTCAAATGTCAGGCCCGCAGAGTTCCACTGATATTGAACATAATTTGGATTGGTGGAGTCCTGGCCTTCGAGGCGTTCGACTTCTTGTGGCGGAAGAGCTATAACTGATTGAACGCCGTACTTTTCATCAATCTCTAGATATAAGACGAAGTCGCCATATTTGCACATTGTTCGGGCCCAACCAAAAAGATTGCTTTGTAAATTTAAAACGTTTTGATAAAGCACATGTAAGACCGCGCGGAGTTCCTCATTGGGACATTTGATATTCAGCATGGGACGCAATTCTGAGAAGGTGGTCATCTCATCAGCATAAATATCTAACGAAGATGCAATCTCTGGCATATATTCCATCTGATCAAAATCTACATAGCGCTCGGAGCGTCTTTGATTGGCGATGGCATTCGACGCAAGTGAATCTAAAGGATTATAAAGCGTCTTTTTAAACTGCTGTCCCGAGGCGGTTTTAAATCTAGAAGAAAATTTATCTAGATGTTGTCTTCTAATACGGCGGCCGGATTGGGAACGATAATTAATAATAGGCCCAGAAAATAATCTGGTGAGGGCCTTAAATAAGGTTGATTCTGAGTCTCTAGGGTTGCGTTGTTGTGGCATTTATTTTCTCACTTTATAATCCAGTTAAATTCATCATACATTTTTCTAGCTTCATTCATTTTATCAAAAACATTATCTTTTTTGTAGCCAATTTGTCCTTTTATTTGAGTATTCATAGTTGTAGTGCTGATTACAACAGCATCAGCAAAAGCTTTTTGATAATTTAAATCTCTAGCATTTGCTTGAAGCGCTGTATCGCGAATCCAGCACGCAATCGCAAGAGCCATAACTAAATCATCATGATAGCTTTTCATTGCTTGTGGCTTACCGTTCCTCCATATAAAAGTTTTCATCTCGTTAACTGTGCGCGATGAATATACTTTAATTAGTTTATTTCTGATAAACTCCTCTAATTTCGCAATTATAAGGGGGCGTGTTTTCATTGAGGTGGTAAACCCTGGAACTGCAGAGTTGAGTACTTCTGCTTGATGTTGCTCGATATATTCATGAGTTGACTTAATTGAGTGATATAAATTGGGATATCGATGATCGATTAACTTGTCCAACACTGAATAACCAATGTTGTTGTTTTCAACCACCAGCATACATCCTCCAAATTCTCTACCAATTTGATTAAGCATTCCAGCATACATATCTATTGTGGGTTTTCCCTGGTACTCTCCGACCACCTCTAAAGTTTCAAGCTTAATAATGTGAAATGCAGAATTATCAGCACCGTCGCCTCTCGCCACATCCGCCACCATTAAATAATTGCACGCGGGGTCAAACTCTTCCCAAATCCAGAAGTTGCGATCAAATCCTGTGCGATACTTTGGTTCCTTGACGACGGACAGTAGCCACTCCATGCACTCGGGATCAATTACGGTCTCGCCAGATGTGTTGAAATTGCATTGAAGCTCTTGGGCGATTTGTCGTTTGGACATGTTCTTGGTTTCTTTCTTATACCATAGATCATCGCGGTCTGGGTGGACGTCCCATGAAAGGGTTGTTAAATGAAAATTGTTGGAGCCGTCTTCCGCGTCCGCACATGTTTTATGAAACCAATTCCCCACGCCGTTGGGTGTTGATAAAGCTATACAGCGGCCGCCAGTGGACAACGTAGGATACAAACCTGTCCATAATTCTCCAAGATTTTCAATGTGTGCTGCTTCGTCAAGCACCAGCAAAGAAAGGGCTTCTGAACGACCGGCGTCACCTGATGTTGATGCCGCTTTGATGGAAGAGCCGTTGGACAATTCAAAGGAGTTGCGATTATCTACATCAATTGTTGAAATCCTGAGCCACTCGGGAAGGTTACGCATGATACTCTTTACTTTCTTTACCAAGTTTCCTGCTGTCGCGAACTTTGTCGCCATAACAAGAATCGCCTTATCGCGATGGAATAACATCATCCATACGACGTAGCCGGCTGTAATTGTTGAGATTCCTAACTGTCGAGCTTTTAAAATAACATTAAACCGATAATCGTTGAAGTCTTTTAGAAGCTCATCTTGAAAGTCGTAAGTATCAAAAAGAATCTGCCCGTGCATCGGATGTGATATACGGGCATACGTGTTGAGAAAGTAAGATGGATCTTTACCGCATTTTATTATCTCTTTGACTCTTTGCTTTTTGTCTAGTTGAAAACTCATACATTTTTCAGGGCCGCTATAGCTTCTTCACGATTGGCAAGATCACCTTCCCCATCTAACACAATCATCTTTTCAAAGCCGTCTATCTCCATCATCCATATTAATATATCGTCTGGTATTTCATCAGGAGATGTTTCCAGCATTTCATAATATTTCGCCTTGAGATCTCCAGCTAATTCCGGGTCGTCATGGAGCCTGTCTGGATCCGGATCTGATGCATAGTCGTCTAACACGTCATACATTTCGTCTTCGTCACCCATATCATGATAGTGCCCCTCTTCAAGAACCTCACGAATAAGCTCCATTAAATTTTCTAGCTGGAAGCCAGCGGTGGGGCGCCCTTCCTCTTCTGGCTCACCGATTTCGACACCGGGAAGCTTTTCAAAAACCAATTCAAATATCTCTGAGACTTCTTCTGGATCCTTGCCGTGTACCAGTTTCCCAATTGCGAGAACAAGTTCGCCTTGGTTCATTTCGCCACGTAGGGGTTTCTCCATGGGGTAAGTTTCATCCTCATCTCCTTTAAAAGTGGGATCGTATGAATATGCGGCGGGGTCTTTGCGAGGATCATAGTCCGGATCACCTTTCATCTTTCGCAACAGATCCAGGGCTGGATGTGCCTCTGTAATGTTTTCTTCTTTAAGATATTCTTCTAAAATAATACGATAAAGATCGTTGCGAGAAATATCCATTTGGTCTTAGTCTCCGCCATTCTTTGGACGAGTGTCGTTTGGCGGACGGGCGCCTTTCCAGCCTCCCAGATCGAGAAAAGACCTCCAGCCACTCTCCACATTATCTTTTGATTCTGCATCAATCTTCATGGCTTCATCTAAACCACCAACTTTGTAATGCATTTTGGCAGTAACCCAAGAACGTACGCGAGAAGACGTCTCAACTCGAACATCAATTTCGCCTTCCTCGGTGAGGCTTACAGAGTTTCCAGTAATCTTTTTGTATTCTTTCTTTAGGAATGAGGCAATGTCGGCGAGACGCTGCTCAACTTCTCCTTCAAATCCATTTGCATATACTTCTTTAAGTTGTACTTCGGACTGGTAACCGATGCACATCATATTACCATAAAACTTGACATTAAATCCGTCAATAACGCGCTTATCCAAAATTGGATCACCCTCTTCTCGCTGGAGACCTGCTTTCAGAGGCTCACCACTCTCGTCAAGGGCACCATCATATGCATTTGCAGCGGCTTGCGATAAACCCTGTACGATTTCATAAACGGTTGCCATATATTATTTCCTCTTGACTTTGACTTTACGTCTTTTGTTTTCTTGCACTGCGGGCGCGCCGGCAGGTTCTTCCGCCCCTGGTTCAGCCGTAACATGGCCACCAAGCGCAAGTGCACGGTCCATAAATTTATCAATCTGGGCGACTCCTTTTACGGTACCTTGCTGTTGTAGCATCTTCATCATTGTTTGTAGTTTTTGATATAGTTCGAGTTCTTGGCCGGCCAACTTGCCGGCGCCTCGCAGACGTGACTGTTCTATATCTTGTTTTACAAGATCTTGGCGAGAAACTTTCTCTTCTTCCAATACTTCTTTAATGATGTTTTTAAGTATTTGTTGGTTTAATTTCATTTTTTGGTCTCCATCCTTTTAACCATCTTTCTTTTCTATCCTCGACATATTCAATATAGCACTTATTGCAACAATCAAATTTGACGAGACATACATCATCCAATGATTTCTTTGGAAAAGATCCGCAGATTGGACAACATTTTAGAGATTCTCTATTAAGTAGTTTTTTTGTTACCTTTATACCCTTAATGTCGATTTTCTCTTCATACTCTTCGTTTTTCTTTATTTTTTGATAAAGCTCGCGCATCTGCTCAAGATATTCTTTCTCTTTGTCCTCGTTCCAATTTGCTTTTGGGTTAGCAATTGCTTCGGCACCATACTTTTCACTAATGGCTTTCTCGACGGCCGCAATATGATTTAAATCTTTATCTTTCATCGAACGCCCTATAAGCCCCATAGGTGGCCACAGATCCGAGCACAACTCCACCAATAAGCCACCATGTCTTATTGCGCGGGGACGTCTTTTTTAATGATTTAACGAGGGCTTCAATTTCTCTATCTTTATGTTTGATGAATAGATCATATTCTTCTGCCTGGGCATTATATTCTATTTTCAAGGTTTCTAACTCTAATCGATGTTGTTCTTTTTGCTTACCTATTTCGTATTGAACTCGATGCTCGCATGCTGGGAGAAAGCGATCATAGCCTGATAGCACTTCGGCTATAGCTTGTTTGCTCAGCAGGACACCTTCGAATGTGGCGCATTGGTTTTCTCCCAAAATGGTAAACTGCGAGCGCTCGGCGTTGGCTGTTAAAGTGAATGCAAATAATAGATTAAGGAGAAACATATTTTAATCCAAGCGTGGTCTCTATATCATCGATTAGTCCTTCTTTATCTTCGCTGAACTTCCGAGCATATTCTTTTGTCTTTCTTTCTCGCTCTTCATCTAATTCTTGAAGAGTGACTTCATATTCTCTTTCTAGCGAGGCCAACTCCTCAAGATAACTCTCCATAAGCAATTGCTTTTCGTGCATCTCTTGTTCGTGAATATTTCTGAGTCCTTGTAATTGTTCTTTGTTGGACTCAATCATTGTTGTATAGGCCGACTCCATCAAATGATAGTCATAGCGCGTCTTCAACACCATGACCAGAAGAAGTGCTACAATCAGTATTGCTTTCCAGTTCTTTAAAGCAAACTCTAGCACTTTCTTCTTAATCATTATATCCTCGCAATCTAGCGATGCCATCGATAATCGTTTGGCCTCCAATATAGATTGCTGAAATAATCACCCAGTCATCGCTGGTGACGTGTCCCGTGAAAGTAAGGCCCGTGGCTGTCAGCCATACCATCAATTTACGAGAGGTAAGCTTTTCTAACCATGTATCTACAAATGCTTTTGTTGTTGCCATCATTTTTTACCTCTCTTCTTTTTCTTTTTGCCGGCTTTGGCCACTTGCTTGTCGGCTATGCCGTAGGCAATATCCGGATCTACGCCTTTCGATTTTAAAAGATCGGCACGGTCGTCCTTTGCCTTGTAGAATGATTTCTCGTAGTTCTTCTTTTCTTCAACGGGGCTCTGCTCGCCGAAGCCGCCAAGATGAAAAATCTCTTGCATACTGTCAATTACGACGTCAAGAACATCCATAGCTTGATCTTCGGTAATGGCCTCGATATCTTGTATCTCTGATAATCTCTGGGCTACTTGCTTGAGGATTTCCTTTGCTGGTTCGGGGGGGCGAGAGAATGAGAGCGTCTCTCCTCCGATCTCAATCGCCTCACTAAGCTCTTCTTTAATAATCTGCTTAAGTTGGGATTTGGTGAGTTTCATGCGGAAACATCCTCCTCTTCCGCGGTATCAATCTTTAGAATCTTTTCCATAACTGATATCAAATCGGGGATTGCAATATTGTTTATCAAAACTGCCACAACTTTGTCGGTTATTTCTAAATTTGTAAAGAATTCCGCGGCTTTGCGTTGGATTTCAGAATCCGGATTGTCCTCGGGGGGTGCCTCATTACGGCCGGCCACCGCGCCGAGTGCATAGGCCACACCACCAAAGTTTCCGACGGAGCCGCCAGATTCCACAAGTTCTTCTTTAATAATATTTGTCTTCTCGTCCATAAAGTAACGAGGATCAATAAATTTTGTGTTCTTTCTAATTGCCATTATGATCTCCTATATCGCTAATCCATTCATACTTAGTATCTATTCTCCGCCTTCTTCGAGCAGATGGCGAACTGCCAGTTCAACGATGGCTTCGATCATCTGCGGGGGGTTCCCTATTTCGGCTGCTACGGTTTGAATGTGGTTTTTAACACTCTTTATCGCATCCGCTCGGGCCGGGGTATCTTCGCCGGCGGCGTTCTGGATATCTATGGCTGCCGGTACCCATATAGTATCTATCGTTCCATCTTTTTTCATCTGGGTCCAAATGTCCTCAAGCGCGGCGTTAATGTGGGCGCCCGAAGAGGGCTCCGATCCCTTGGCGCCGGCGAGATTTCCGAACTCGTCCTGTCCGAGTCGTATTATCTCTTCCTTGACAATCTGCTTGAGCTGGGACTTGGTGATTTTCATGTCTTCATAAACAGAAAGGGGTTCGTCAGGCCCGGGCGAGCGAGAAGAGTACGCACCGGTGCGTTGGCGCAGTCGCGACTGCGGACGGAACTTCTGGTCTTTGGCATGTCGTCGACTCTGTAGGGTGTCAAGTGACGGGGTGAATGACGATTCAATATCGTGCCTTAAAGCTTCAAGTCCCGGGGAGGCTCCGCCTTTGCGCAACTTATTAGATATTTGTGCGACAAATTTGGCTGCATATTCTCTGTCGGTGCGAAGCTGGCTGTCAGGATCTCTCCATTGCTGGCGTCCAATTTTATATAATTCTTTGTTGTCAAACTTGTGTGGAAGACCAAGTTCCGATTGTGGGCTAGCTTCGCTTAAGATTTTTGGTATCTCTTCCTTGACAATCTGCTTAAGTTGTTGTTTTGTAATCTTCATTTTCGTTTATCTTAACATGCCGACAATTGCTTCAAGGCGCCCCTGTAAATCTAGTAATGCGTCTTTCATGTCGCTGTCTGCTCTACTGGCCAAAACAGAAACTTCGCCGGCCAAATCAAGAAGGTGCTCACCGGCCTGATCGACTTGTGCCATATCAAGCTCTTCTTTAATAATCTGTTTAAGTTGTGATTTGCTGATTTTCATTTCATTATTCCTTATGTTGCTAATCCATTCATACTTAGTATC